CACGCTGCTGCCACCATTTCAGTCTAGCTAGGGGCAGTTCTTTATGCGTCGCATAGTCCCCCCAAAATGGGGCGGATTCAGCGCCTGTGGATTCAATTGCAGTCATACGGTGGAGTTTACATCTTTCACTCACTTAGACACCGAAAGCCCGGACGGAAGTCTCTTAGGCGGCAAGCATGCTCACGAGAGATTTAATCATCGTTCCAGCCATGCCACCACCAATTCCAACAATTCCCAACATGTCCTCAATGGTTTTGGACACTGTGTCCGAGTTTGCGACACTCTCCACCACCGACTCCGCAGCCAATTGCATGCGTTTGTCGATGTTGAGGCCGGTTTGCACCATTTGAGTCGCCTCGAGGACACGGGAAAGGCCCACCTCGTCAGCGTGCGATGAAGTGAGCCCCGGCTGAGTTGCGTTGTTGCCAGTTCCAACGAATTCCCAGAACTCGACAATTTCCCATTCGAAGGTTTGAGCACCATTCGAGCCCGATGGGGCAACGATCCAGAAGCCGACGCTGTGATTATTATTAGGCGCAGCGCCGTAATTGACATTCTGTTCAGGGTAGTCGAGATCGGTCATATCGCTGGGCTTCCACGTAAGGCTCTGCCACGGCTCCTCAGGTGACTCTGGGTCAGCCGAGGCCATGACAGTCTCAGGCATCGCCTGCAGAACTGCAATAGCGATGTTAGAAAGCTGGTTGAAATCAGACACTCGCATGCCGAAGCATATGCCGCCTCGATAAAGGCGGGGCGTGACGTTCCGGATACGAACGCCAGAGCCAACGAGTTTTGCTTGCATGAAATCCCCTGCAGAGGAGAAATCAGCGGTTGCATAGGGCAACCCCGAGCGTGCTTGGAATGCAACGCCGGTCTGCGTAGTCTGAGTAAAGCCAGTCGCAGTGGAAGCTCCTCCATTTGTGTAACCGACCGAGTTTTGATCATTGGCCGGGTTGGAGGGGCAATACGAGAGGAAACCGTACACGTTGGAGCTCGATGTCGTGAGCGTGCCGCGAGTAACACATCGGTATTTTCGCGACTCGACAGCGGGCGCGCAGGGCACGCACGGTAGTTCCTCGAAGGTCCCCCAGGGATTGATCTGGGCCTTTAAGTACAATTCTGCGCACTTTGAAAGCCCGGTTCCGGGAGTCCCCTTTGTCAGCCGGTTGGAATTGCCGCGAGTACGCGGCAGCTTCCCATCCGGGGTGAGGGCGGCCCGTTCCTGGGCCGCCCTCGGACGCCTCTGTCTTTTCTTGCGGGTTAGGCGTTTCGCCGCAGACGGAGGGTTTCCCCCCCGATTAGTCGCCCGCTTGCGGCGGGCCATGCGGGCCCACCTCCCGCAATTCGAGGCCTTGAATCGCTACCACGCGACCAAGGCAGTGGGCGAGCACCGGATCTCTCTTTTCAGGAGCCAGGTGACGGACCTCGTCCGCAAGTTGCATGTAATCGGCAACACCACTCTTCCGTGACAGAAATCGGAAGAGAGTTCTGGGCCAAGAAACGGGAGCTGCTAGTCCATGCTCATTATACAGCATTGAGCAAAAGGTGGCTCCAACGCCGTCAGGCGTGAGCACTTCCTCAACTTTCAGTCCAAGCGACGAGTAGAACGAGATAGCAGAGCGGCCCATGGCCGACTCGATGCAGTCATCCCCCATCGCAATGTTCTTGACACCACGCATGCGACATAATGCAGTGCGCATGCGGGAGTTTCCGTTCGACGTGATCAACCGTCCAGAGATCTGGTGGCACTTGATATGCTTAATAAAAAGCTTGCCATTCGACAGTCCTATGACGGGGTCACACCGGTAGTGGAGAACTTGATATGAAATCCAACCTAAGTCGGACGTCGTCTCTACACCCCAGTGGTACATTCGGGTACTCCAATCAACAACTTGCATCCAAAACTTCACGCTCATATCCCAGCCACTCACATCAGTGTTCGAGAGCCCTCCATCACGCGACAAAATTTGCATTACTGCAAAGAGTTTCCTCTGATCGTCGTCCGTGTTGCCCATTCCAGGCTTTGAGGGGATCCACTCCCAATTGGCGATTTCGATTTTGGTCTGTTCGCCATAGAGGACACGTTCCACGAGCTGGTCGACAAGTGATATAACCCAAATCAGGCGAAGTCGTCGTTGGACAACTTTCTCGCGCTTGTGGGGTTCCTTCTTAACAAAGGTCCGCACTGGGTCAGTCAACCGCGCCTTGACGGCGTCAATGTTGCTTAGGATTTCCGTGCTCTGAGAGAGCATTTGAAGTCTTCGTACTGTTACATCGACGATGAGCCCTTTGTGGTTCTCAATGAGCTCACCAATAGTCGACCCCAAGAGGGTGTACGGGATTCCAGGTGTCGAATCCCTCTTGAGGTCCTGCACGTGCCACTCTACTGCCGCCCGGAGGGCGGCGGGGTCGAGGAGGCGACCGGCTGAGTCGAAGCCACGGGGGACACCAGCTGAGGGGAAGTCACGGGCGGTGGCGAGGGCTGCGGAGGAGACGCGGTCAGCAACGGCGCCGGGGACGGCGCCTGCGATGACACCTTTGATGTCGTCTCTTTCTTCTCCTTGCCAGGTTTTCGCTTTCGCAACTTCGGAGCTGCTGGGGCCGGGGGGTTGTTGGCTGCTATTTTCTGCAGCGCTGCCAACCGCTCCCGGACCTTCTCCGCTGAGTTGAACTCCTTGATCAGCTCTTGTGTTTCGCTGTCCAAATTCGCCCACTCCTGAGAGGGGACGACGAGTTTCTTCCCAACGGACCTGATCCCAGTTTGTGTCCGTGAAGATTCGAGTTTGGTACTCGAGGCTTGCGTACTCTGCTGCTGCTGACCTATCGGGCCAGAGATAGCGGCAGTCGCCGTTTGCGTCGAAGAGCTCTGGAGCGAGGGTTTGGACTCCTTCAATTCCAGGTTGGTCGGGTTGGGTGGGGG